CAAGGTTGTATTATATCATACTAATACAGTCTGTCAACCAATTTTTATTTTCATTTAGTTTAAAAATTGGTTGACAGCAGGACAGTACCGTGTTATAATCAAGTTATCGACTATAATGTTACTCTTTTAATTACAAGGGAATTGTGTAGATACGGAAATCGAACTCTTCTGTGGAATACATTTCAACACGTTTTCTAAAGTGTTGTAGTGTGTAGTTTTTGAATGAGCGACCCACACTGAGATCATCTGCAATGTCGTACAAAGTCGCTACGTCAGCACCATTTCCTTTCCTCAAAACACGACCAACCGATTGGAGAACCTTTATTTCCGATTTGCTAGATGAAGCAAATATGACATTATCAAGTCTGCGTAAATTTACGCCAGTCGAGAACACTCCATAAGATGCTAATATATCATGATTCTTTTCTGGATCATTTTCTACCAGATTACGTATACGCTCACGCTCTTCTCCCTTCATACCTCCATGAACAAAATGCAATTTCCTATCAGGATGTGCTAGCAACTCTTCAAGAGGTTTGCCGTGTTTTTCTACCAAATCGAATAAGATTAAATTGTTCTGGCCTTTCAACGACCAAACTAGATTACGGATAAACATTTGTCGTTTGTTACAGTTGATCAAAAAAGTACGTTCAGCAGGATATTTCTTTGAATTGTCCAACACCTTCGAAAATTCTTTCTTGAATGCTTTTCGAACATCTTCAGCATGCGAAAGGACAAGACATTTAATTTTAAATTCCGCAACAGTACCAGAATCCATTAAGTCCTTTGTCGATACAAACTTACGAACGGAACCAAAACATCCTTCAAGGACCAATCTATGCGTTTTCGTTTCAGATGATTTCAGAGTACCCGTAAACCCATGTCTATATTTACAATCGACCATTTTGTCCATTATCGTAGTAGTGGATTTGGCTTGGAATAAATGCGCTTCGTCACCCAGAATAACATCAAATTGGCCTAAATATTCAGGCGTTACTTTGACTAAAGATTGCCAAGTTGATATAACTATATTTGCAGACGTGTTTTTATCGACGCCTCCTTTGATAGTATAAATCTCTTTCGCGTTACACCCATAATCTTGAAAGTCACCAGCCATTTGGTACACAAGTGAGATCGTAGGCACTATAATTAAAGTTCTATGTCCATAGGTATGATAATAATGTTGCTGTATTAAATAGATAATTAGTGACTTACCACTGGAGGTTGGTGAAACATTTAATGATCTTTTATCACGAAGTGCTTCAACAACGTATTTGTTTTGATAATCACGAGGTTTAAACTTGGGATCAAGACCTATTTCTTTGCCTAGCTGGTAAGCATAATCATCTGGTATAGTATGGTTTTCTGCATATTCGGTACAGACATTTAAAACGTAATCTCTGTCCGTGCAAAATTTAGTGAGGTGCTTCAATAAACCCACAGGAAGTATAGGTTTCATTGGTTGGAAGATTCTAATTATACCGTCCCATACCCGCGCACGTACCTTGGGATGGAATTCAACGCCCTCAGGTTTGAAAGAAAAGTAATCAGACAGTTCCATTTTCAAACTCGATTCGGTTGATATTTTCATGTGGACTTCATTGTAGTATTCTACATTGATTATGTCAGGCATTGTATTCACCAGTGTATATAATTATCATACACCTATTTATACAAAATACCTAACTAGTTATTCACCAGTGTATACAATTATCACGCGCCTCAAATGGATTTTCATTACTATTTTTCCAAGTCATTGGTTTCCATTTTTTCCAGTCTTCAAAATGTACGTGGTAACCATTTCGGATTATATAACAATTTCCATTAGGAGCCATATACACTCTTTTAAGCATATGACACCCACTAAGATGCTCATAATCCATCGAAATATAATGCCACCCAAAATGTTTATGAAAGAATTTATAAAACATTATCTTCAACCTCATAATAAGTCAGTGCAAAAATATCTGGTTTGCAAGGATAAAATTCACCCTTCACACCTTTGATTATGAAATCTCCAATGTCAGCTGACATTTCACCTTCTAGAGTTGATATTTTAAGGCCTTGATTTTGGACAATCAATGTGTAGGTATGCCATGCATCAGCTGCAATCGGGCTCACAATGTTTGGTTTTCCTTGTGTAAATGTGATTATCTCAAATAGATTATCACCTGTCCATTCGATTGCTGGTACCTTTATTGATTTCTTCACGTAAATTTTTAGCATCAGTTCCTCTTTAATTTATAAATGTAATCTTCCATTTCGTTAAGATTGAGTTCTTTCTTATCATCAGTAAAAAGTGTATCGCGCATTTCTTTGATTACATCAACCTTTGAATAAAACATAGTATTTAAAGATTTATATAATATCTCACCTTTCAGTTCTATTACCTGCCATTCTAAATCTCTCTTATTACGTCTTAGTAATCTTATCAATTGCTTTTCTTTACTATTTTTCATAATTAATATTCTCCGGCTTGGAATTTAAGAATATCCACCATATTTTTGATGATAAAATTCCTACTGTGTATCGTTTTTACTATACTTTCCAAAAAGTTAGCACGTTCGGTATGATAATCGATTTTAAGACTAAGATTGATTATATCTTTATCTGATTGAATATAGCGATCCATATCACCGCGCAATACTTTAAGAGTAAACGGACGCCACCCTTGCCTTTTCAACTCTGCTTCATCTAAAGATCCACTGAAATATTCATGTTTCAATACCTCAAGTTCTTTGTAGTCATATCGAAGTTTTTTAACTCTTAATACTTCTTTAAAATAAAGGTTGTAATACTTACTATGAAGTTTGGGTATATCACGCGAAGCTGACATTAAATTGGTCTCATCGATTGGCGCATCTTTTGCCCACAGTTCACTTATATCTTCCACACTCATTATATACTCCAATAACTAATCCATCATCTATTATACATTAATCTAATTAAATGTCAAACAATCTTTTCAATTGTGTAGTAATTATATTTAAAATTTGCTGAAGCAATTGCATATACAATATCGGAATTGTTGGTATCCATTTCAACTGATTCCAGACTCGTAGGAAAACAATCATAATATGTAACCCTTACCACAGGATTTTTACTGCTGTTTAAAATGATTAAGGTAATGTCCGACTTAATACCATATTTACTATTTTTAATTGCCTTATATTGATCTGTACTTTGCGGTGCTGTTATACCGACAAGCCAATCATGAACCGATATGTAATTTAACATGTTCTCGTTTATAACAAATTGCATCGTCATTTCTTCATAGCCTAATTCATCACCTGGTTCGAAATATGAATTAGGAGGAGATTGCAATGTTATAGGATTGGATCCAAGACCTGGTAATGTAGCTTTTTGTATAAAAAATTCCACCTCGGGCAGACGTTTTATTGAGACCGTAAAACCGCCAGTCGATAAATAGTTGTTAATCATATTAGTTTTTCCTGTATTGAATATACTATTTATATCGGAAAACATCAGAGGAACATAGAATGACCGTAGAAAAAGTTTGTGAGATTATTGATGACATCACCGAATCAATAGAAGACTTAAACACAAAATACACAATCGGCGAAATAACAATGAGCGAATATGAAGATGCTATTGAAAGTGTGACAAGTATGAAATTGGTAGATTCAAAATTGTCACACGATAAAGATAGGCAATTAGCAGAAACATTAATATCTGCTTTGTTAGTCTCTATAGCTTATTAAGATCTGATAAGAATTGTTCTTTTGTGGTTGTTGAATTCCAAAATTTCAACTCGGTCTTTGCGGCAACTTGTTGTTTCTTTAATTCGGTAACCATTTCAGAAGTCAAACTCATAATATTAATACGCAATAAACGATCAACATCTTCTTTTGTTGCGTCAGTATTTGCCAACGTTTGCGCAGTAACCTGTTTCTTGTTTTTATTTTTGAATATAATATTATCATCAATAACTGCATTGATAAATTGATATTTAACTTGCAACCAACGATCATTTTCTGATAATTGTGATATGTTTAAGTCGATTCGTTTTTGTAAGGTACCCAATTTATAATCACAAAAATCAGCAACAATTTTTCTTGCATCATTATATTCACGCAATTTACCTTCGTAATCAATGACAGTTAAATTCTCGGTCATTGGTTTTACGAGTTTGAATTTCTTTGTAATAACCTCGTTTGTCCACTTGGCAGATATTTGTTGTTTCAATTTAATGTCGAATTTGAATCCGCTTTTGTCGCAAAGATCATCATAAGAAACTATGTCTCCATCTTCTTCTAATTTGTCAAGAACCTTAACATAACCCTCACGATCAAATCCGTAAGGAACCTCAGTAATCGTTAAACCAGTTCTACCCTTGCGTTCGAAAATTCCAGTTATGTAGTGTCTGTTTTCCGCTTCCTCATATTTAACAACACCCTTAAAATCTGGAAATTTTATTTGAGGTTGTTTTGTTATCTTACCCTTTGTGATATATTCGTTACAAGCCTTGATTATATCCTTGGGACAACGCGGTAAAATATTAGTAGCAAATCCTGTTGCAATACCCTTTGTTCCATTAATTAAAACCAGAGGTATAGTCGGTAGGTAAAAAATAGGCGGTTCATGTTCCGGATCCTCATGCACAGGTGATAATTCAATATCTTTAATAAACGTATTGAAATTTTCATGCAATCGAGTATAAACATAACGCGCGGCACCAGCTTCTTGGATAAGTCTTGTTCCAAATGAACCTCTACCTTCAATTAAACAAACGTTGTTATTCCATTGAGCGGCCATTAATGTGCCAGCACCAGCGGCAGAAGTTTCACCGTGATTGTAACCGTAATCAGATATTATGCCCGATACAGCGGAAACCTTTTTGAAATCTTTCTTTGAATTTATAATTGAACTGTATAGATAGAACCTTTGAACTGGTTTTAATCCGTCAATCATGTTGGGTATAGCACGCGCCTCCACAGTGTACATAGCGAACGCTTTCCATTCGTTTGATGCAACATCGGATATGTTATATCTATCGCTTAGCGTTTCATTAGCAGTTACTGGTTCGTCGGAGGTGAAATTAGTTATATCCATTTGTATCCCTTTATTTAATTCATGCAACCATTATAACAAATTTCATGACATAGTCAACCATTAATTGAAGATATCCCATAAGTTATTGTCGAGCATATTAATATCATCAGAGTCTAAACGTTGTTCTGATTTATCGAGATTGTATTTATCAATTTCTTCTTGTTCGCTTTCGCTAGGTTCGATATTGAAATAACCGTACGCCCAGAATGACTCAAAATTACACTTGGAACATACTGTTTCACATTCAGCAATATGACTTCCATCAGTAGCGATTATTTGAACGTAATTTGCGCCACCACATTTGTAGCAATTATTCAGGTTATGATAGTTACCCATGTTTAACCTTTGAATAACGACCTACATACATAACAAAGGTTAATGCAACAGAATCCCAACCTTCTTTTTTCATCATATGATCTTTAAATGCAAACAAATGAGCTGGAGTCCACTCACAATCAAAATACATATTGTCGGATGCAGTAACAAACTCTACGCCTTTATAACCAACGTAGGATACTAAATAACAATAATCATTCATTTGGTAAAATTCCTTGTTCTTGAGAGTACCGCATATATTTCTGCACTCTTACTTTTTTGTCATGTATACCTTTTTCAGATAACTCGGGCGATTCGCCAATTGCAGAACAAAACATTTCATAAACGGCCACAATGTCCTGCATTTCTGAGCGCAATCTGATAAAGTTATTTTCCTGATCTGCATTTGGAGTATCGTATAATCCAAAACGACCTATTTTTCCAAGAACTTGAGTAACTTCGCCGCATTCTTCAGCTAGACAATGATTCAAATAAGTAACCTCTGAAATTTGTGATTGCTTTTCATTTAGTTTTAATCTAAGTGAAGCATTTTCTCCTACCAGTGTTCCCATTTCATGCCATTGTTTGTTGAACCGAATCTCCATTGCAGATAGTTCTTTCTTATAATATGTGGCCTCGTTACCTTCAACGTGACTTTTCAAAATATTATTAGGCGAATGATGGCTCATAGGAACACCATCAATATTAATACAACCAAAAAAGCAAATTCAATTGCATTTCCGTCTCGTATCCACTTTCCTATTTCTTTCAATTTGTTCATTTCTTTGTTTCCTTTGTTATCATCCGGATATCTTTTAAAGCAGCAACGCAGATTGAGCTGGGTGTCAGTCCGTTTTCTTGGTCCATTGACCAGCGCTCCGCAAGTGCAACTATACTTTTAATTTTATTTAATTGATCTTCAATTTCCTCAACATATTCATTATTAATTTCTAAACCTATATGCTTTTTAGCTTTCATCAGGTTTGTGTTCCTCTATTACATGATTTGGTAAAAATATATACCTAATTAAATTCGAAACAAGGCTATCCGCTTCGTACATTGAAAAATCTTCAATATCACCATCATTATCAAAAGTACCTGTAACAAAACCGTTCTTGACGAGAGGAGTATAAAGATCCCATTCCCAACCGCTATCACCAAATGGACTTTTACCACTGAATGATTCACCTTCGGACCATAAAGTAAGTAAAAGAGTCCCAAGATATTGTCTAATATCCATGTCATGATCTTCAACTTTCAATTTAAGTATTTCTTCATATCTCATGTTTTTTCTCCAGTAAGAGGATTGCAATAACCGTTAAGATCATCAGGAGCGTTAGGTAGTCCTTCAAACGGGTTTCCAACATTTGGAGAAATTTTTCATTATTTTAATTACAGCCCGTAGTTCTTTAATTTCATTAAGAGCTTCAACCAAACGTTCATCACACTTTTGTAATCTTCTTCTCATTTCAGCTTCGTTTTCCACAGCATTATCTAAAGACATTGCAAGTGTTTTTTGATAGGTTGTAAGTTCATCGAAGAACGCTTCTTCAGTTTTGCATTTTAATTCTTTGTTTTCTTTCTTTAATTTCTTATTTTCGGTCATTAACTTGCTTTCAATTTGAGTGCCTTTCCATTCCCAATAATTCATTATTTTATACCTTTTGTATTTGGATCTGCCATCTGGCCAGTTTTCAAAAAATCTTCACAGGTCGTGCCGTAACCAGTTTCAAGGTCTAAATATTCTTTTTCAAATTCTTCGTCAGACATAGCACTAAACAATTCATCTAGTTCTATTAACGACTTTTCATATATTGTCTTCATCGTCTTTTTTACCTAATAAATTTTTACATCTTGTCAATTCTTTTAATAAGGAATCTATCGTTTTTTGTTTATTCACTATAACTTCATGTCTGCTTAGATTTAACATAGCCTTTGAAGTTTTTATTTCTTTAACTTCTTCCTCGAGGTCAACTATTCGCTCAATATCTGCAAGAGAACGGAAGTCTTCACACCAATACAAATCGCTGAAATCACTCAGTTCCCATAGTTGTTCTTCGGCATCCCAAATTTCTGTGGTTTTTGAATTTATTTTGATGAATAAATCTTCTATTACAGAACAGTGATAGTGATGTGTTGAACCTTCTGGAGCAATCATTAACGTTTCTATATCATTCATAATTAAATTTCTTGTTAATTCGATGTAGATACTATAACATCATCTGAAGTATAATGCAAATCTATTTCGTCTAAGTCAAAATCATTTCTAGAAAACAAGCTTGTACATCTTTCCAGCTCAATAAGTTCATCGAGAAGACCTGGGTATTCATTGTCTTTTGCCGCATAAGCATAAATGAATAGGTCTTCGATCATTTCGTTTAGTTTCTCATATTCAGCTTTATAATCAATCATCTTTTATATGACTCAATATATCATCACTAACTTTTTCACCGAAGGTTACAAGTGCCACATCCAAATGACTTTTGTAAAACTCAATACCTTTTCTAATCACCTCATTAAGCATCCAAGCTTCATGATTATTTAACACAACGCTTATCGTATTATAATTATCTATCTTCATTTTCTGCTTCCTCTTTAATTCTTTTTTTATCTGCCTCTAATAAGTTCCAAGCATACGCTTCAATCTGTTCGTATTTGATGAGACCCATTTCAAACGCTTCATTTGATTTATCATAATAATCTAGATAAAAAAGGGTTGGTGGTCTGTCTGTAGTAGGTCTCATCGATCTCATTTCATGCCCCTAAAAAATACATGTTTTGGAGTTCTTTCCAGAATCGTTATTACAATATTCTTTTTAGCTATAAAAGTAACTCCGTTATTATGATAATAGTCTTGCCCGTTTTTGTTGGCGAATTTTATCATACCTTCAACTGTGAAATCAAAATCTTTGCTTTTAAATCTCTCATTCCAGCGCTGAAGAGCGTGTTTAGTCAAAATAAATGTTTTCATATGTTATCACCAAGCATAAATTGTTTGCGTGGGGTACTATCATTACCAAACATCATTTGAAAAATTTCAGCATCATCCACATGAACAGTATCATAAACTGGTTCATTCACTATTTTATAATATTCGGCTTCGGTTAGAGATCCAAGACCCTTTATGTATCTGTGATAATATCTGGATTCCGTAGCTTTAAATTTACTAGCATCTTCATAGGTGTAGAACCATTTAACATCATCTTTTAATGTTGATATCATTATCGGCGTGCGGGTAATTTTAACTCTATGTTCTGTTAACAATCGTGGCCAGAATTTGTAAAAGAATGCCATTAATAATGGCGATATATGTCCAATGCCATCATGGTCAGCGTCGGTCAATATTGCAATATGTTTATACGACATATCACTAACGCTTTCTGGGTCGTTTATGTCAAGATTCAATACGGCAACCAATTCACCAAGTTCTTTATTTTTCAGCACGTCAGCAGGTTTCATATCCCAAGTATTCATGATAACACCACGAAGCGGAAAGGCACCAACCTTATCAGGATCACGCACTTTCAATAGAAATCCCATTGCGGAGTCACCCTCAACAATTTTCAAGGTAGCGTCAGGACGATTGGCCGATATATGTTTCGCAACTTTAACTTTACGAAGTTTTTTCTGAGCAGCATTTGCAGCACGTTTGTCGGCAGCAAGTTTTTTCGCAAGTTGCGCTTCGATAATGGGATCTATAATTTCTGGTGTCGTCATTATTTTTTTAGCAAAGAAGTTTAATTCCTTTGTGTCAGCATCTTCGAAATGTGTCTTGACATTACTGTGTGGATTTGTTAAGCGCTCTTTTGTTTGACTATCAAATTTTGGATTTACGAAATTTCGAGCAAACAAAACAAAAGTTAAACCACTCTTAATTGTTGCTTTCACAACTTCGATTTTATGTTTTCGTTTAATCAAGACGATTAGTTCTTCAACAACTCCGTTAACAATGTAATCGACATATGACCCACCTTGTCTTGTGTTCACTCCATTTATATATGACGTTGTTCTGAAACCATCATCGGAAGGACCGAAGAAAAAAGATAAGTTATTCGATTTTTCAATAATGCAATTCTCGCCGTACATTGCGGAATATTTTTTAAGATCATTAATGCGAATATTGTTCCCGTTGAATGAAAAGTTAATTTCAGGAAAAGCCATTTGCAAACTTATTAGTCGATCTTCAATTAAAGCAATTGTGTCTAAATCTTGCAAGTTGTCAACTTCAAATAAGTCAAAATCCGCAATGAATGAAACTTCTGTACCATTACCTGCCTTTTTGGATTCTTTTACCTCGATGTGTTCCGCGCCGACTGAACAGGTAACGGTAAGCAATTTTCCATTAGACCACGTTTTTCCTGTGAAATTTGCTGAAAGGAAGTTTGTTGCCGCTGACCCCACACCATTTGTCCCGATGGTAACTCTTTCGTCATCGAATGAAGTACCGGCATTCACTTTAGTCCAGGCAGCAACAGGTCGTTTAATATTTTTTCCCAGAGTTTCGTCGAAGACTTCATCATGTGGTATACCACGACCGTTATCAAATATTGTGATTTCATTACCTTCAATCGATACACCAATTTTATTAGCATGTTTGAAGTTTGTTCGAATTGCTTCATCAATAGAGTTGTCTAATATTTCATCTACCATTTTAGACAAAGCAGGAACATAAGTTGCTTTGACCCAATTACCTAGTATGAATCGTTCAACTTCTTCTTTTGCGCTTGAACCCATATACATCCCAATTCTTTCTCGTACATGTTGTCGAGCGGTTAGGATTCTGAATTCCTCAGATTTTTTAGTCATTTATATTTCCTTTATTTATTTTATGCAACTATTATAACAATATTTGAGATATAGTCAACTATTATTTACCGGTTGGATCGAAACTTCCACTACTTCAAGATCGAATACATGTCCTTTTACCTGCATTCCATATTCCCCATCACCAATAACTTCGCAGCCATCAATTACATGCATGATGTTTATGTAATCGGCATAGATACCTTTCATTATTCTTTCTGCGCTAGTTTTCAGTTTAAATAATGTAGATTCTGAGATATCGCTTTTGAATTCTCTAACCCCAACATAAAAGGTATCTGATGTTGTATCCTTTATCACGAATTTATTACTCATTGTCATTTTCTCCACTTTATGTAAAGTACAAAACCCTTAACAAGTCTATTTTTCTTATCTCTATAATCAGCATACGTAGTCATTGCTTCGTAACCACCTCTGGCTATAAAAAGTTCTTCATAGATTCTTTCTATTGTATTGCCATCTCTAAACGGCAATGGTTTATATATAATTTTGATATTATAATTCCTCGCTAACATAAAACATTGGATATCTTTTATTTTCAAGACATTCGTACGGCTCGATACTAACGCAATATTCTTCTTCACGCTCAAAATTATACATCACTATATATTTAGTGCCTATATAATCTATTCT